TTCACACATCACAAGGACGCACTCAATTAATGCAAGCTCCCACTGTTAGCTACAACTTCTTTCTCAAAGATGCTCACATGTTCTATTGTAAGCATGACGATACCATGAACTTTATCATGGATGACGATTCACGTCTTGAGGTAGGAGGTATCAATGCTGATCAGATGATGCAATGTATTGGCAATGCTATCTGCGCTAAAGACAACATCCTTGACGAGATCAAATCGCTGAAGCCTTATCAGGTAGAGCGTGTTCAAGAGATGATTACCAACCTGCAAACCGTTCTCGATAAACACAACGCTAAATGATTAGCAACACCTGCTACGAACTTATTAACACTGCACACGATCTTATCAAGTATTGGAAGCGTATCTTAGCTAATCCTGAGGTAGTGTTGTCTACTGTAGATCCGTGGCATGAGTATCGTGAGAATCATGTAGACTACTACAGGTATCTTGCGTGGGCTGAATCGTACGATCAAACTGAGGAGAATTACTAATGACTGAAACTAACATCATCTTGGCTATCATCGGCTGTGTTGGCTTGTTGTCTACACTTGCTGTGTATTCACGAGCTAACACTGCCGTTACACGTTACGAGAAACAACTAACTAAATGACTGAAACACGCGAATGGTTGCTACTTAACGCTGTAGAATGTTGGCTTCATCACTACTCTAACGTCGGTAAGTTCACCGATGATTACATCAAACTTCGTGATGAGTTGCGTCAGGCTGTCAAAGAAACTGACACATTCACAGATAACAAGGACGCACCCGAAACTACATCCAAACCAACCCCACGCAAACGTACACCTAAGGCATCCTAATGGCACAACCACGTCTATACGAGGTGACCCTACGTTCAGGCACTATACACCTGTTAGCGCCCGACTCTGAGTCTGCTGCGTGGGCAGCGTTAGAGTTGTCCAACGAACGAGATGATGAACTAATCAACGTGAGGCAAGCTGATGAGTGGTAAGTATTATCCTAACAACTGGCAAGAATACAAAGATGCTCCTGATGAGATGTTCGAGCGTCATACATTTGAAGAGATTATGTCTTGGAAGGTAGCAGGTTGGGAGCTGCCTGGTTCTGTGTGTTGTATCATCCGCGCTAATACTAAGTCTGGTAAGATCAAAGAGTTTGTCTATCAGAAGCGTCACGCTGCTGAAGCTAAAGTAAAAGATCTTATGGCTGAGGGTGCAGAGTTCACTGTTTGTACTGACGAAGCTATTCATTTTGTAACTGCTGGAGAAACTAATGTCATTGATTACGATTGAACAGTATCACGAGCTGGCTGAGGATTACCCAGAGCTAGCACAACTTATCCACATTCACACCGATCACATGGACGCAGCGGAGGATTTTATTGGCAACACCAGCGGAGATTGAAGAGCAGGTTAAACTAGAACGTGAAGCTATTGCACAGGGGCTAGAACGGCTTCACAAGAACACACGAGATCTTGAAGCTAAAGAGTACGCATCTGCTAGTGTGTACGGTAACGCTTCTATTGATACTATTCTTCCGCTACTTGTCAAGTACATTGAAGATACTACACACGCTAGATTAACACGTGGTACTGGTCATCAATTTCAATTAATCAAGCAGTATGTATCACAACTAGAAATATTAGCATCTGCTACTATTGCACTCAAGATTACCTTTGATAAAGTATTCTCATACAAAGACAAAAGTAATCAGCTTGTCAACGTGTGTGATGCCATTGGTCACGCTGTTGAAGATGAGTGCCACATGCGTCACTATGAGACACACGCTCCTGGACTGTTAGAGACACTCAAGAAGAACTATTGGCACAAGTCGATTGGCACCCAACAAAAGATGGTTGTCATTCGTACCTTGATGAACCGCTACGATGTAAAGAAGTGGGACACATGGGGACGTGCTAACCGTGTTAAACTAGGTGGCTGGTTACTTGATTGCATCATGCAATGTAGTGGCTGGTTTACCAAGGAGAACAAACGAGAGGGTCGTAAAACAGTCCAGTACGTTGTACCTACGCCAGAGTTTATGGCTATCAAAGACCAAGTAATGCGTGATGCTGAGCTATTCAGTCCGCTTGCATGGCCGATGTTGATTGAGCCTAATGACTGGACAAATGACCGAGCTGGTGGTTACCTTTTGAACGAGGTAATTCGTGGTCATGAGCTAGTGCGTCGTGGACATGGCGGCCGTATACAGGGGGAGAAACCTCTTGAATTTATCAATAAAATTCAGAAGGTAGCCTACTGTCTAAATCCATTTATTGTAGAGATAGCGAAGCAGTTAGAAGAAAGAGGAAGACAAGTTGGAAAGTTCCTCCCGATAACTGACTACGATCTACCACCTAAACCAGTAGATATTGCAGAGAATGCAGAAGCTAGAAAGTCTTATAGAAGACAAGTAGCAGAGGTAATGAACCTCAAATCTCAAGAGTTTAGGAAGTCATGTAGAACTCGCATGACTATGGAAGCAGTAAAGAGGTTTAAAGGTAGGAGTAAGTTCTACATTCCGTGGTCTTTTGATTACAGAGGTAGAGCTTACCCGATCCCTGCTTTCCTTACACCACAAGATACCGACTTTGGAAAAAGTTTGTTGAGAAGTGCTGAGGAAGCTTTCATGACTCCTGAAGCTGAAGATTGGTTAGCCTTTCAGGTAGCTACTACTTGGGGTCTTGATAAAGCACCTATGCAGGAGAGATTACAATGGGTAAAAGATAATACCACATTCATCGAGCGTATTGTTTTAGATCCTATTGGGTGTCTTCCTGATTGGGAGTCTGCTGATGAGCCTTGGCAATTCCTTGCAGCTTGTGAAGAATACTATCGTTGTGTAGTAACTTGTGATCGTAGTTTCACTGGATTGTTTGTAGCAACAGATGCTACGTGTTCAGGTCTTCAGATCCTTGCAGGATTAGCTCGTGATAAGTCTACAGCACGTCTTGTAAACGTCCTGCCTGGTACTAAACCACAAGATGCTTATCAGGTCGTCTCTGACACTGCCAAGCCACATTGTCCTGAGTCCATTCAACCTTACATGGACAGGAAAACGGTCAAGCGCGTAGTCATGACCGTGCCTTACAATGCTAAACCTTATTCTAATCGTGGGTACATCAAGGACGCACTGAAAGAGAAAGGTGTAGAGATTGAGAAGGATGACTTGACTGCTACTGTTAAAGCAGTTAGAGATGCTATGCATGTTGTCGTCCCTGGTCCTATGGCTGTTATGGCTTGGATTGAGGATGAGGTAGCCAAGGCTATTGACAGAGGTGAGGATGAGTTAACATGGACAACACCATCTGGGTTTGTCGTTACTCAGAAGCTGATGAAGAAACAGACTGTTACCATCAAGCTTCAGTTACTGGGTCGTTGTGAGTTAGATGTGGCTGTTGATGATACCGAGAAGGTTGACAAGCAACACCACAAGAACGCAACAGCTCCTAACTTAATTCACAGTCTAGATGCTAGTCTTCTCCACCTGGCTGCTTTAAACTTTGATGCACCTATTGCTCTCATTCACGATTCTGTGCTTTGTCGTGCAACGGACATGTCTACATTGTCTGCTATTGTACGAGAAACCTACATGCACCTATTCGCAGAGCATGATTACCTTAGAGACTTTGCCCAACAGATAGGGGCAGAGACTGAACCACCGATCATCGGAGATCTGGAACCAGAATCCGTGATTGAATCCACCTACTTTTTTTGTTAATGACCCGCACCATCCACAAAACTGAACAGCCTGTTGTCCTTGAAGGTTACCAAGCTGTACTGAAGCCAAGCAAGTTTGGCTATTCGTTGTCTGCTCTTGTCGATTCTGATCTGGTTGAGAAGCTGGAAGAAGATCGTACTGAGTCCCTGAAGTGGGCTGAGACTAAACTCAAAAACCCTAAGCGTTCTACCCTCAAGCCTGAGCCTTGGGAAGAGGTGTCTGATGGTAAGTACAAGATCAAGTTCTCTTGGAATGAAGAGAGCAAGCCCCCTGTGGTTGACACTGAGGGTACTCACATCACCGATGAGAACATTCCTATGTACTCTGGTAGTCGTGTGAAGCTTGCCTTCTATCAGAAGCCCTACATCCTGCGTGATGGTATTACCTACGGTACCAGTTTGAAGCTTGTTGGTGTCCAGCTTGTAGCCTTGAATGGTGCTGCTGCTGTTGACACTGGTGATATGGCTGCTGAAGATGTGGCTGCACTGTTTGGTACCACCGCCGGGTTCAAAGCATCCGAACCAAACATTACCACCACCACTGAGGTGAGTGAGGAAGACGACTTCTGATGTATCGTTCAGGCTTAGAGGAGAGGGTCGCTGACCTTCTCTCTAGCTTGAAAGTCAGTTTTGAATATGAGTCACGCAAACTTGCCTATGTTCTACAATGCAACTACACCCCCGACTTTCTTTTACCGAATGGTGTCTTTCTAGAAGTGAAAGGACGCCTGACAAGCGAAGATCGAAGGAAGATGATTGCAGTGAAGAAGAGCAATCCCGACTTAGATATTCGGTTCGTCTTTCAAGCACCATTTAATAAGATCTACAAAGGATCTAAAACCACCTATGCCAAGTGGGCTGAGAAACACGGCTTCCCTTGGTCATCCTATCAATCCATCCCAATTGAATGGCTCACCTAAAATACGGCACAGTTGAATACTACGCAGATATGTTTGGCGATCTTCTCGCTGACGTAGATGGCGAAGAGGTTGCTACTGTTGACAACATCTTGGCTGGCTTCTATCTCGCACTAGACGACTGGTTTGACTATCACAAGAAACAAGCAGATGCATATGGAGAACTCCGAGTCCGAGTTCGTGAGGCACTTGCCGTGTGATACGTGCGGCTCATCGGATGCAAACTCTTTGTATTCCGATGGGCACACTTTTTGCTTTTCGTGCAATACGTACGATCACATCGAACCAAATGTCCACATTCATCAAATGTCTGCCCCAATTCAGATGCGTGGCTC